CCAGGTAGCCAACTCCCCAAGTCCTATGGGCCAACGATAAGAGTTACTCCTCGTGAGCTCGAGAAGCACGCTCGGGTTTTGCGTAAGGAGGTTTGGAGAAAATCCCAGCCTCCGGCTAAGAAATGGCATGGTTATAGACTACCGTTCCCTTCGCGTATGAAGCGGGTAAACCCGTTTATTGTTACGGAGCCGCAGTTGCAAGCTTGGGAGGATAACTATTCGGGTTACCATGAGTCTGTGGTTCCCGTGGAAGTCCTCCGTCGCGCGACTGTGCCCACGAACAATTCTACGCCTAACTTTGGGAAACTGAAGAAGAGAAAGCTCCCTGTTAATAACTGGAGCGTTACGATAGTTAAGACCAAAGATCCTGTGATGCCCGATCTTCGGGTAGCTTACAATTCGCCACTGTATTACTCAAACCAGTGGTTGAATGCAGGAGCTTATTTCTATAAGCCTAGCAGTGTGAGTCATGATGACTCAGTCTACAACAAGGCATTCTCAAGACTTCTTAAGAGTTCCGAAATCGGACTCGCAGGGAACATTGCCCAAGACGTAGTGCAGTGGAGACAGACAACAAGTATGATTGCAGATAATGTAATCAGACTTGCTGATTCTTATACCCACCTACGCCGCAAGCAATATGTCCTTGCATGGAAGGCTCTTTATGAGTCTCCGAAGTTTATAAAGGGTGTCGGCTACGAACGTGGAAGACCAATAGCTGGTCTTACCATAACTCCGCACGTAGAGAGAAATACCGAGTTGGGTAAATACTTCCAGGACCTTCGTCCCGGTTTGAAGCTTAGTGGTGCCCCTTTAAAGGGTGTCGCGAACTCTCCTTCGGTTAAGTATCTTTCGATGACGCAGTTTCTGCGCCATGCTCCGGGTATGAGCCTTGCAAATAATTGGCTTGCCCTGCAGTATGGTTGGAAACCTGCTTTAATGGATATGTTCGAAGCACTGAATTCTTTGGCTAAATATTTTGTCGAAGATCCAGGTGTTGTTAGAACTGCGAGAGGGTCTGCTAAGGTTAGACTTCATACAACCGCCGAGTTAGGTACAACTTCTTCTCGATATCAGAAGACTGGAATGGCAGATTATTCGCTATTCTCGTCGGCTAGAATCGGGTTTAGGTATAAAATCGACTCTAAGTTAAAAGTCTTTGCCGCACAGACTGGTTTTACCAATCCCATTACTCTTGCATGGGAAGTGCTACCATGGTCCTTTGTGTTAGACTGGGCGTTACCCATCGGCCAATATTTTGAGAGCTTTAGTGCTTTCGATGGCCTTGAGTTTTTAGATGGTTTCGTTTCTCGGTTTACCACGTTGGACATCCGAGCTGCAATCAATTATGATGGACCTTTCCCGAGCTATCCCTACGAGAACGGTGGGTGGAAGTGGAGTTTACATGGAAATTTTGAACGCAGGATCGTGCAGTTCGATAGGATAAAGCTAACTACTTTCCCTACCGCACAGCGGCCCGTTTTCAAGAATCCATTCTCCACTACACACGTACTGAACGCGTTGGCGCTTTTGCGGACAGCCTTTCATAGTTGATGTAAGGATTGCAGCCTCAATTGATTGAAATCAAGGAGCAAATCCATGAGTGCTATAGCACCCATTAAGACTTCGTCTATTCTTGGTACGATGGTGCGAACCACCAGTGCCACTATAGGCGTTGATAAAACGTTTGACCCTGAAGGTTTTATTCTTCCAGGTGTCGCGCGCTGGGTTGACCGTAGTGGCGGAATAGCCATTGGTTACCCCTCTTTCACGCTGTCGGTACGGCCGCCTAACAAGACGAGCCGTGTCTACCGCGTGGTTGAAAAACTCATCCTCCCAACCCTCGAAGCGACGAGCCCGAGTACGGCGACCGGTATTCAGCCGGCACCTACTCTGGCGTACGCGTGTATGAGGATTACTGAGTGGATCCTGCCGGAACGATGCACCGGAGCTGAGCGTGCAGCATTGCTTAGCCACGGGAATTCGCTTCATATGGTGACGGTCAACGCTAGTGATGACGTGCCCACTGATTTAACGGGTACGCCTGTCACGAACGCTGTCCTAAACTACGACGCGCCTTACTAAGCGTCGTTAACATTCATGGAGGTTTATCATGTCAATTGAGTTGCATGGTAGTCGGTTAGCTTCACAACTGACGAAGTGCCGCGTGCCACCAGAAGTCACTTCTGATGCAATCCTGATGTTTCTTGAAGCCTTGGATTGTCCGAGAGCTCTTACAGTAGCGCTGCTCTTCCGCGAGGGAGAGCATGAACAACTGGCTAATCTCTCGTTCGATCCTCTCCATTATTGTAATACTATGGAGTTAGGCGACGCTTACGCAGCGACCCAACTCTTGTCTAAGTTCAAAGGGCTAAAACTCCCTTATGACTTGGATGAGCGGGCGTTGGCCAAATTCAATCTCTTCGAAAATGGCTGTGGCGTTACAAACTCTCTGTTCCGTGATTTGTCGAAACACCCCTCTTTCAAAGGGCGTGTCGTATGGCTGCATAACGCAGTCATTCGGAAAATCGATCAAATTTTAGGAGAGATTACTAATCAAGAGCTTGTTGGGATGGCTAATTGGGGTCCTGGCGCAACTACGACGATAAAGTCGAAGGACGCCAGCGCTACAATAAAATTCCAGTGCGAAACTGGGATAACGCGTGACCTTTATAGCTTGTTCTCGAAAAAAGAATTGGCATCACAGATTTGGTATAGTGATGTGGATACTGACTTCTTTGGGGCTTCGTATCCCCTATGGAGTTTACACCTGAGTGAAACAGGCCAAAAGCCTAATTTTCAGGTAGGGAACAAAGTTGTCACCGTCCCGAAGGATGCGACGAAGAACCGAGTCATTGCGATTGAGCCAGGGTTAAACCTCTGGTTTCAGTCTGCTGTTGGCAAGGCAATTCAGCATCGTCTTCTTCGGTTTGGGATCGACATTCGTGATCAGAGCGCCAACCAAGAGTTGGCTCGCCAAGGAAGTATAACAGGCGAGTTGGCAACAGTTGATTTCAGCTCCGCTAGCGATAGTATCTCGCGTAAGGTTGTTGAGGCACTACTTCCGCCTCAATGGCTTGAATTGCTTGATGCTTGTAGATCCCATTACGGACTCCTAGACGATTCTCCCCCTAAGCTCTGGAATAAAATCTCGAGCATGGGTAACGGTTTTACTTTTCCGTTGGAGACTCTTATTTTCTACGCAGTAGCTGTTTCCTGCGTGGAATACTTTCAGGTGAGTTTGCCTGTTAGTGTTTATGGAGATGATGTTATTATCCCCACAAACTGTCTAGGTCTCTTCGCTGAGATGTGTGCGTTCTACGGTTTTACTCTCAATCAGAAGAAAAGTCATTTTGCTTCTGCATTTCGAGAGTCGTGTGGTCGCCACTATGTCTCAGGCATCGAGGTTACACCCATCTATCTTAAAGATAGAATAATAGACGTTCCGTCCATTTATCGGTTCGCAAATGCCGTCCGTCGGTATGCACATCGCCGTGCGTTTCTGCTCGGTTGTGATGCACGCTTCAAGCGGTTATTTGGTTATCTAGTCAATATTGTACCCAAAGCTTTACGGCTAAGGATTGACAACACACTAGGTGACGGCGGTTTCATCTCTAACTGGGATGAGGCCGTTCCTGTACGTGCGAAGTACTCTTTAGAAGGTTATTGGGTACAACACGTAGCGGACATTGGTCAATCCATTGAGTCTATAGAAGTTGGTCTGTTGCTGGATCGACTTTGGGAACTCGAGCGAAGATCAGTATCGAATATGGTCTTCCGAGGTCCGGCTTGGCTACGTACAGAGCACCCTATCTTGAAACTCTTCCGGCAACGTTTAATTGAGTTGATCGGTCGAGGTCCCGAATCATCAGTTCGTGTAAAAAACGACCTGGGATACGTAAAGAGCGCTAGGAATAGCGTTCCTATTAAGGATAGAGTTAGGGCTTCAGTTACCCGTAGTCTAGTTGCACGGTGGTATGATCTGGGTCCGTGGTTGGATCTGGGTCGTAGAGGTTTCGCCGACTAAACGTCGGTTCGCCAAGGTCACTCCTTTCAGAAATGGAAGTTGTTGATACAGCTGGAGGCCAACTGGCCGCTTAAGTGGGATTAGCGCG